TTAATTCTTCCTTCTTGACTGCCGCTGCTGTCTTTGTCTGTTTAAGTTTTCAAGGATAGGAATAACATCATTTGGATCGTAAAGATGCTTGCCATCAGTTCCTTTATTGAATGGACGAAGCTCATCAATAATCAATTTACGAGACAGGCTATAGCGATCCATTAACCATGCTGCAGTAACACGGTTTGGTATTTCCTCAGCTTTCATTTCAATGACTTTCCCAACATTAGGGATGATCTCATGAATGAATACCTGAGGAGGTTTTTCTGCTTCAACAACGACTATATATTTTCCCATACCTTTACCTATCTAATTACCCCTCAATACTGCAATGTTCTCAAGAGTGACCGCAGAGGGTCAGCAATACAGTCACTCATGTAGAACATCGCAGCTCTAAAATTGTTTTTACTTTCTCCAAGTCGCTTCTTTAAATTTCGCCTCATCAACCAAGCTGTCGATTTGAGACGCGTTCACATTGTCGTAGTAATGGTTCATCAGGTTGCCGAACACAATCAGTGTTCGGGCAGTAGATGAATAGCGGAAACTCATTAGGCAATTTCTCCCTTAGCAAGCTTTTCAATTTCAACTTGAACGGCTGATAGTTTCGCCACTTCAATTTGCATGAGTGAATCTATTCCTAAGTATTCACACACGGTTTTAACGTCTAATCCACGCTCATCTATAAAAGCTTGTAATTGATCCCGTTGCTTATCACTAATCCCATTAAATTCGGGTGGACTAATCCATGAGTTCCTTTCTTTGTCGTACTGGCAGTTCAAGGCTTTAGCACGCATTAACATTGTTTGACGCATGTTCTGGTAATACATGTGTTCTTTATCAAGTGATTCAGTTAATTGATTCAGATCACCTGCATGTTCAGCTTCTTCACAGCTTTGTTTCCAGTTTTCTAGCTCTTCTTGAGCTTTAGCTGCCGCAAGTTGTGCAGGTGTTAAGGTGTTGATGTGATCTTTAGCTTGAGTAATCAGATCAGCCAAGAAAGTAGGATTAGCTTTTAGATCTGGGACCCATACTTCGCCAGTTTCTCCGCCCAATGCACCCGAGTTTTTTGCATGGTGAGTAGGAGACGGTTTAAAACTGATTACACGGGCATTCTTACCTTCGCCTGTAGTAACTGTTGTTAAATAACCCATGATGTCGGCAATACGGTAAAGCTCATTACGATTTTTACCGCCTAGATCTGGACGATAAATAATTTGATCACCGTTTTGATCTTCTGAAGCATGCGCAATGAAAACAACATCTTTGCCTAGACTTATTAAAGTGTTGATGTATTGCTTGAACGTTTGATTTGCTAAACCTTGAGCTTTTAACTTTAAAGAGCCATCCTTTTGACGGTTATTAGCAGTTAGCAATAGATGGGTTTTTATGCATTCAAGCATTGCGCCCACGGTATCAATGATTACAGTTTTATAAGGTGCTAAGTCTTGAGGAGTTAGGTTTGCTACATCACTCCATTGTTGAACCTGTACAACCGCACCACGACGTAATTCACCAGTACGATGAGCACCACGGTCAAAGTCAAAAGATATTGCTTTTTCCGCAGTAAAGCCCATTGATGATTTACCCAAGCCCGGATCAGCATAGAGATACACAATAATTGCTTGAACTAATAATGTTTGGTCAGCAGTAATAATAGGTAGAGCCATTTTTCTTATCCTTATTTTGAACCCGTAAAGCCGCGCTTCTTTTTATAAGCTTTGCGGTCATACGAAGGGATGTTGCTAAGTTCGAGGGCAGTTGCTAATGCTTTTTTGCGCTGGAAGCTAATCTCATTCATTAAGGATGCATAAACCTTAGGGCGCTTAGTCTTAAACTCTTCGACATTTAAAGGAGTCTTCACTTCACCTTTTACGGTGTACAGAACACTGCCATTTGCATTAACAGCATAAACAGTCCAGCCGATACGCACAGAGTAGAGACCTGTTAAGCGGTCATGGCCGATATAGGCTTTAATACCATCAGGATGTGGTTTGAGTTGAGCATTCATGATCAGCCTCCCATCATCCAAGATGCAGCGGCTACAGCAATCACCCAAAGAACAAATGAAAGGGCAATGAATATAAGGAAGTCGATGACGTTCGCTTTAATAGTGGCGAAACGAGAAGGGCGCTGTTCTTCAACAGTTGGGTGTTGATATAAGCGTGCAGTCGTTTGACTAGGGACAGTGTTTTGTTTCATACTTATCTCGCAAATTTTGCAAAGCCCCGTAGCCGACCAAAGTTCCGGGGCTTTTTGTTGTTCACAAGATAAAAGTAAGATAACTTACCTTAATTGTCAATAAGTAACTTAAATTACTTTTTATTGCCTTTACTTGTCATAAATGAAAATTTTTAACTTTAAAAAAATGAAATCTATATTATATTATGTATTTAAATTTATTAATTTGAAAGAATTAAGGTCATCACATGAAAGAGTGGATTGGATATCATAATGCTGCAAAATTAAAAAAAAGTTATTATTCATTGGGGCAATCTGTACTTTATACCAATGCTAGTGGTAATCCTCAACTGGGTGATAGAGTGTGGATCATAGAAGGTTTAGGTAGTAAGACGAAATTGTATAGACTTGTAGATTGTTTTTATGTAAAAGAAGTAATTTGGGACAATTTCCCCACTATTAAAGATAAGAATAAAAAAATTATTGGGGAGGGGAGCCTTATGAAAAACAAGTTAGCAGTAAGCTTTGATTCGTGTAATCAACCAGAGCAACTTGAATCTTTATATTCTTATCTTCGCCACTCTCCAAGTTTCACCGGAGCAGATAATAAAATAAAAGCCTTAAAATTACTTTTAAGTCTAGCTGAATCTAAAGCTGGTTTTTAAGCAGCTTTAGATGATGTAATTTCTTCATCACGACAATGAATAATTACATATTCTTCGTTCATAGAAAAAATTGGTTCATTTTCGACAATAGCAACAACTTTTGGGGTCCTTTTCATAGGGATACTTCGACTTAAAGTCTCACATAACTTGAAACCTTTATACTCTAAATATTTGGAAGTAATTTCAGTAAGATTAATATTTACTTTATCAACAGTTCTATTACCTAAAGTCATAACAATATATTTATCAGTAACGCGGCAAATATCATCCAAAGAGATAAAATAATCGGCAAAAAAATTAATAACTTTATTTTGCTTTAAAGGAGTAATCTTAGCAAGATAAGGATTTAATAACAATTGTCCCATCTCTGTAAGTGAATTTTTCTTTTTTCCACCTAAACTCATATTATCTATTTTTGAATAATTATCTAATTCCCATCCTTCTAAACTTAAATCTTTTGAATCTATCCAATAAAGTGCTAGAGATGAGAACTGCCCATAAGTTACGGTTGTGCTATTATCACCATAAGGGGGAGATGTAATAGTTAAGTCAATACTTCGATCTTTTAATTTTTTTGACTCTATTAATACATCTCCTTTTAATAAAGTAACTTTCTTTTTGTTAATATCAAACTTTTTATAATCTCTTGAAATTTGATTTTTAAAATCTTCGATTAAATTATTTTTAATTTTTAGTATATCTTCTTGTTGCTTACTATATAATTTATAAGTACAAGAGCGGGTGTTACTATATTTCCTAACTATATTGGCAAAAACTATCCAGAAGAAAATACGATTTCGTTTACTTTTTATTTGTGAAATAGCCCATTTTAATTTTTTAAGAGATTGAATAATATCTTCTCTAAACCATTTAGATATATTTGGAAATGAAAATTTATAATTTGGTGCATCTTCAATTAATAAAGAAAGAATTCTTATATCTTTTTCTATAGTCTTAGTAACTCCTTTTAATTTACTAAAAGTAATAAGATTAGCTAATGGATTAATATCACAACCAATAATTTTACAATCTTTATTGAGTTTAGCTGCTTCGAATAAAGCTGTTCCTGACCCATGATAAGGATCATATACAGATTCTATTTTTTTTTCTTCAAATAATTGTTGCATTATTAAAGTCTGAACTGGAGCTATCATAGTCGCAGGATATAAACTAACGCCATGTATATCATTTTTTCTATAACTACTAAAAGAAATATCAGTCATTTATCTATATACCCCTTAACCTTACAATGAGCATCTACTAGTTGAGCATAATAACCTGAATATTTAGCAATGTCTTTAATAGTTTCTAATGTTAAGTGACTAATACTAGTATGTGAGCCAAGATTAGATACTAAAACTTTCTGAGAGATTAATTCAGCGTCAAATATATTTTTATTTAACCTAAATCTAGCATCAAGTAATTCGCTAACTTTTCTAAAATGCTCATCTTTTTCTTTAATAAATAAAATAATTTTTTTAACTTGTTCTTCAAGTGTATTCGTTTTAAGGTCTAGTTTCTCTAATTGTTGAAATCTATATGTAGATAAATCAAATACTACTCTTATAGAGGAAGCTAGACACATATTATACTCATCATAGTTTTCATATAACTGATTAATTTGCTCAATTAATAAAGCAACTCCATTTAATTTAATTTCATATTCTTCGTAACCTACAGGAGCTATTAATTTTTCTTTTTTTTCTTGATACTCAAACTTTGCATCCTGTTTAATAAATATAAGAGTTAAAGGTTGACTACATGTTAAAGGGTCATTCTTATGATCAACAATATTTTGATCTACGAAGAAATATCTAATACTCTTTTCACATGATTTACTTTCTTGAATATAAGGAGATGTTGAAATTACACCATCAATACTAATTGAAATTTGCTCAAAGGGTATTTCATTACCCTTACTATCTCGTGCATCTTTAAAGAAATCTTTTAAATTAACTATATCTGAGACATCTTGAAACCTGATTGTAGGTTTTAGCTTAGTTAAGTTGATAAATGGTTTAAAATTATTTTTTACATCTTTATCTGTTTGCTCACCGTCTTTGGTTTGCTCACCGTCTTTGGTTTGTTCACCGTCTTTGGTTTGTTCATCATCTTTGGTTTGTTCACCGTCTTTGGTTTGCTCACCGTCTTTGGTTTGTTCATCATCTTTGGTTTGTTCACCGTCTTTGGTTTGCTCACCGTCTTTGGTTTGTTCATCATCTTTGGTTTGCTCACCTTCTTCAAGTTTTTTATCTGCATTCTCTAATCGTTTTTTTAATTTTTGTCCTTCTTCTTGAATAAATTTATTTAATTCAATGATCTCAGTACGTAATTTAGAGTTAAATACGTTTGATACCAAATCTGTTCTTTCATTATTGAACTGAAGACCTTCGTCTGTGCAAATTATTTGAACGAAGCCGGTTAATTGAGGCAAAGACTTATCTCGACCTATTTTCCGCGTTATTGATGGGTCAAACATTTGATCATTATTAAATAAAACACCATTAATATAGATTAAAGGTGCCAAATCACCTCTAGAATTATGGAAAATATTATTTATTTTCTTAGTTCCTCCAGACGATAGGCTATACGCATTTATATTAAAGCTTATATTGAAATTATTTTTTGTTGATTTAAAGTTTGCAGAGTGAATAACTTTCTTGTTTTTACAAAAATTTACCACATTATTTTCTGATGAATAACAAATATCGAAAACTTTTTGAGAAAGTAATTCATTATTTAAAACATCTTTTGATGTTGTTTTGATAGGAAAATTTTTTTCTACCTTACCATCCTTATTAATTAAATTTAAGATAACTTCTATACTTTCGTCATAGAAAAAATTTACTAACTTTTTTGAATGATTATTATTGATGAAAAAATCATAAATAAAATCAACTTCTTTATCATTTGGGTCTAAAACAATAGTAATAATAGTACCACGTTCAACTCTACTGCCTTGAACTAAAGGGAAATTTACTTCTGTTATATCTGAAAGCTCAACAATATTACTCTTATTAACGGTAATACTATATGCAGGATTATCCTCATACTTTGTATCCCATTGGACTATATCACCAAACTTAAAAGCACAAAATAACCCTAAACCTTTTGAACCTTGAGTATATCGCGTAATAGTTTTCTCATCTAAATTAAAATTAAAAACTCGACCATATTCTTTTCCACTTTTTGCAATATGGAAAAGTGATTTGATATTATCTGCAGATATCCCGGTACCATTATCTTCAATTTTTAAATAATTATTTTTCATATCAAGAGTAATATGAATTGAAGTAGCCTCAGCATCATAGCTATTTTTCATTAACTCACCTAAAGCGAATAGGTGACTTGAAACTTGCTTAGAAAGTTCATTAAGGATCTTGCCATCCACCTGAAATTTTACAGAATCGGTTTTTTTATCTTTGCTTTCAATAATTAATGGCAACTGAACCATTTTTAATCCTCAATATATGCTATATACAAATAATAGTTATATGAAAGTTTATATATTTGGGGTGTTTTATTTAAATTGTTCCTTATACATCTCTATAAAGGCCAACAACTTTACCTACCAATTTACATCCTTCGCGAAGTGCCATAATTCTCTCATGCCATTTAGGGTTTAAGGGTTCTAAATACATACCGTTGCTTTCTACAATCAATTTCTTGAAAGTCGCTTCTGTTTCCCCGTCGCATGCAACGATAACCAAATCACCTGTTTTTAAATCACTTATTTGAAAGTCAGGATTAACATATATTTTATCGCTTGGTCTAAAGTCTGGAGACATTGATTCTCCAACCACAATCAAACCATAACCATTTTTACCGCATTTAGGGTTTGGTGGTAACCATTCCTTAAATTCAGTACCCATTGGAACAGAATCGGCTGTAGTCCAAGTTCCTGCTTGTACCCAAGAAATAACTGGTACTAAACGACCTGCTATTGGAAATGGAGCAGTAACGTTCTTATCTAAGGAATCACTTTTTTTGCCATGTAAAAGGTAATCAGAAGTAACCCCTAAAATTTGGGCTAATGCCATCAAACTATCGTGTTTAGGTAGATTCTCATCTTTTTCCCAATAAATTACTGATGTTTTTGAAACTCCAATAGCATCAGCAACTTGTTGTTGAGTTAGCTTTTTAGACTTTCTCTGGTTTTTTAAACGAGTACCTAAAGTTTCCATAGTTTTTTGCCAGTTCCGTTCGTAAGAAATCTTACCATTTGATAAGGTAAGTTTTGTGTGTTTTAATAAAGGTAAGTAAAGTTACTTTTATTGGTGGAATGCATGACCAAAACAGAAGCATTGGCCTTATTGGAGTGCAGTGTTACTGAGTTAGCCTGCAAATTAAGTATTACCACTCAAGCGATTAGCCAGTGGCCTGATGAAAAAATTCCATTAGCTAGGGAATACCAAATTCGAGATTTAGCTGAAGGAAAAGAACCTCTTACAAATAAAGTCGAAGTTCTCTAGGGACATAAATATGAGCCTTGAAAAAGAAGATCTTAGATTGAAGATGCTTCCAGACATGATGGAACGTTTGAGATTGATAGCAGATGTCCGTGGGAATGAGTATGCGCATCAAGCTGTAGTCCTCCTAGAGAAAGCCATTATGGGTGAATATCATGAAGTTAGCTTAATGCTTGAAAGAGCTGAAAAAAATAGGAAGAAAAGGGAGCGTTTGGGATTAATAGGGAAGGTTGGGGTAAACCCAGAATCTCAAATTTTAGAAATAAAAAAAGCCTGATCTCGTACATCAGGCTTCTAGGCATTCAATTGAGGTGAATCAAATGAACACAAACAATTTATCAGAACAACCAATTGAACTCAACTCACATGAATTTGTAGTCGGTGACATGGTGGTTGTTAATGAACTGGATCATAACGAAATTTTTGAAGTGTTTGGTTTTTACTACAGCACCCCTAAACGACTTTTCGTTAAGTCAGCATGTGGGAAGCAGTTAGCTCTACCAGTTCAATTCTTTAGATCGGCATCAATTGCTGAATTAGAAGCAAAACGCCGTTTAACGGTAGAAGAATTGGCACGGGCGGAGGTGTCATGAATCAACAATTTAAACACCTTCCAGAACATAAGCAGAGAGAAGGTATCCAGTCTTGGTATGAACCCGCTCTTAATCTTCTAAACAAAATGCTTGAACGAAACAAAGCAAATCTCCGTAAGCGTGGATACAACGAAAAGAATGCAGCCATAACACGAGAAGAGTTTAGACAAGAACTCGCTCGCCGTGGCCGTATTACTTTGTATTTGGCTGGGGAAATTGAAACGAGTTTGTATAAGGCTCAAAAGATTGAATACATGGGCGGATATGTTAAGCCTAAGGTTGGTGAGTTATGAGTCTAGACGCAACCATTTGGGCTTGGAAAACCCGTCAAAAACAAAAGGCGGGTGGTGCATTAAAACCACTTAAAAAATTAGTCCTTCTTTCACTGGCCGATCGAGCTGGTGAAACTCATGAATGCTATCCAAGTATTGCTCGTTTAGTTGATGACACGGAAATGGACCGCAAGACCGTTTTAAAAATCATTGATGAGCTAATTGAAGACGGATTTATTATCGATACTGGGAAGCGCGAAGGTAAAACTAAACAGGTGAAAGTGTATCTTTTGATCGGTGTTAAGGGCCGAGAAACAGTCCCAACAACGGTACACTTTGATACAGGAAATGATGATTTAAACAGTACCAACAATGGAACAGTTCCAACAACGGAACAGTTCCAACAATTCCATGAAAGAGTACCAACAATTCCGTTAAACAGTCCCAACGTTGGGACACGGAATCTACCAAAGAATCTATCAGAAGAATCTAAAAATAAAAAAACATGGTTGAGTTTGAAAAAACTTGGTGAAGAAATTCGTTTGGCAACTGATCAGGAAACTTACGAGCAAATCAAAAACGCGACTTGGTTCGATCGAGAGTTACGAGCATTTGAACTCTACAACGCTGAGAAGAATCTTTGTGATGAACTCATGAATTACCACTTTGCAGATTGGTTAATCAACGCATGTGGAAAATACCAAGCACGTGAACAGACAGGTTTCCGAAATTCTGGGTCGCAGGTTCGATGCTCGCCGAGCGCACCGCACCAGTTGAGCGATAAACAGGTTCACACCTTCGCTCAAAAACTATCACAACATCCTGAGTTCGCAAGTCAGTTTGCTACTGCAGGCGAAAGCTACGATCAACTTGCAGCACGAATCGCCGTAAAACTTAGTGATCCAGCTCAGGCCAAGCAATGGGAACCGTATCTCAAGCAAGTCGGGTTCAAAGGCTCATTGCAGGGGGCAGCATGACAGACCTCTACGATGTCAACGTAGCGCTCTGGGATGGTGAGCTCTACGCATTTGAAGGGGCTTTGCATGTCTAGTATGAGTTTAGCTGAATACCGTGAATTATTTCCAGTGAAGACAAAGAGACACCGTTCAGCAAAGCAAGGTACTAGACAACCAAGTGAAGGAGAGACGGTACTGGTAACACACCTAAGAGCATGCAAGATCAGTTTTGAGCAGGAATATAAATTCCATCCAAAACGCAAATGGAGAGCAGATTTTTTAATTACGGGAACAAAGATTCTGGTGGAAGTTGAGGGCGGTATCTGGATGGCAGGTGGTGGACGTCATACAAGAGGTAAAGGTTACATCGGGGATATGGAGAAATATAACGAAGCAGCAATGATGGGTTTTACAGTTTTACGATTCAGTACAGAGCAAGTGAAGTCAGGTTTAGCGGTTCAGCAAATAGAGAAAATGGTTGGGGGAAATCTTACTAATGATCGATAAGAAGCATGTTTTACACTCAGTGGATTGGTCTCGGTTCGATTTGGAAGGTTGGTTATATCAGTTCGGTGCATGGTTAGATCAAAAGAGTTTTACAGGTATTCCTTCTGGTGCTTACAGTAACCCAATTGCCTCAGCAATGGTACAGGTTGAAAAGCAGCGCCGTTTAAAACGGTTAGGTAAGAAGAAACAGCGGGAAATCATCGCCAATTACTTTGTGTGCGAATCAGATCCGTTCCGTAAAACTAAATCTAAAACCCAGTGTCAGATTGATGATAATGAAGCCCGTGCAGTACAACGCTTAGTTTTAGATTTAATGGGGCAGAGCGAAGTAATGGATGAATGGATGGATGCAATTATTGACCGTTACTTCCGTGGGCAGTCATGGCCGGAGATGGTACGAGAAGATCGTTCGCAATCAGATGCACGTAGTGATGTGAAGTGCGGTTTAGCAGTGTTGCATTGTCGATATGCATTTATAGATTATCTGTAATAGGATATACAAAAAAAATAAAAAAATTAGAGATAAAAGTCTTTAGCAAGTAACTTAAAGTTAATGTTAGAAAGGAACTGCTGTGTTAGTATCGTTGGTCAAGTGAGGTACTTAAAAAAAAATATGAAATTTAGTGTTGAAGTTAAAAGTTTTGGAAAGATAAAGGATGCTAGAGTTAATCTAGCACCTTTTACAGTCATTTCTGGTACAAATTCGTCCGGTAAGAGTTTTTTATCAAGGGCTCTTTACACTTTTTTCAGTACTATTAATAAGGATCATGTAACTGGTGAAGCTAGACGATTATTTTCTTCAATAGATAACCTTTTACGTTCAGGTTATATTTTAACTAGAGAACCTAGCTTAAAAATTGAGGAGCTTTTCTTCCATTTAGACTCATTACTTGTTGAATTGGATGAAACTATAAATTCTATTTTTGCTGGATCTACTTTTATTGAGCAACATACTAATAATTTAATAATTGCGGATAAAATTGATTTAATTGAGGATCTTGTTCAAGAACTTAATTTGGAGTTAGAAAATAAAAAGAAATATGCTGATTTTGCTGAGAGAGCTCAATTATCTTTAAGACAAATCAAGAATTTAAAAGATATAGTTAAAAATCCTATTAAAGTGTTATCTAGAAAGTTAGGTGATGAGTTTAAGAATAATTTAAAAGAGAATTTTCAGGTTATGTCATTAGTTGATTTGAAAACTAATGGTTCAACTACTGAAAATGCTGTATTTAATATTGAAAGATTAGGTGAAATTAAAATCGAAAAGGAGAGTGTAGATTTTAATTTGAACGCAGAAGCAATTTCAGAGTTCCAATCTTTACGTAATGTAGTTTTTGTTGAGTCTCCTATTTATTGGAAATTAAGAAAACCTTTGATGGAAATTCAAAGACGGTCAAGAAATAATTCTATACTTACATTTCAAAAAGCAAACTCTGAGTTGTTAGGTGTTCCAAAATATTTTTATGATTTGATGGATTTATTGAATTTAGATATAAAATCAGATAGTAATACTGATGAATTTGTAAGTTCGATCCTAGGAAAAATTAATAATACACTCTCCGGTGAGCTTGATATATCGGATAGTGGTGAAATATATTTTAAAGATCAAGGATGTGCAAAAAATATTAATTTAAATTTAACTGCTACCGGAATTACTAATCTAGGTGTTATAGGCTTACTTGTTAAGAAAAATGTAATTTCAAAAGGTAGTTATGTTTTTATTGATGAGCCAGAAGTAAATTTGCATCCTGCTTGGCAGCAAGTGATGATTGAGGCTTTATATGAATTAAGTAAAAATGGCATTAGTGTAGTGGTTGCGACGCATAGTATTGATATGATTAAATATATTGAAAATATAATGGATAAACTTGAGCATAATGTAATTAATAATCATTTTGCAATAAATAGACTCTCTAATGATGGAATTTCATTAGGAGATGAGCTTGATCCGCGACAATCACTATTAAAAATTAAAGATGATCTAGGAAAACCATTCTATGATTTAGTTCTAAGTCAGGGATGGTAATTTATGCGCTGCATTAGTACATTTTTAGAAGCTATTGATCATGAAATGCCAAATTATACTGATATTGTGATTAATAGAGAGTCATATAAAGTAGATGGAGATCAAGGGATAAAAGTTCATTGTAGTGAGAGAGAACTAAAATCTGTAGATTATTTTGATTCCCATCCAACTAAAGGTTTTTTATATTTGGAATTTAGTGATTTAATTGCACAGGATGAACAAATAAAAGATAAGTTAAAACAGTTGGATGAGATTCAACTACCAAAAGAACTTGATAAAGAAGTTAGAAAACAATTTTATAATAAAAAGATTCATCAGGAGTTAGTGCAAAAACTTAAAGATTCAGTGTATTTAAACACAATGATCATGCCGAAGTATGTAGAAAATATTCCTGAAATATTTGGATCAATTGGTCATTTTGTCGTTGTAATTGCACCTATAGACGAATCAAAAAGGGCTGATGTTGCTAGATGTATAGACAGATGGCGTGATGCAATTCGAACTAGTGTACCTAAAGACATGTATGATAGTGTAAGTATCATTACGCTTGATCAATTTCTTTCAGCATAAAAGCACCTTAAGGTGCTTCTTTAAACTTAGAAACATCAATCGGTTGTATATACTGTTCAGGGAGATAAGTAATTGCCTCCCTGGTTTTTAAAGAAATTCTATAACATTTGTAATTCCCACATAGTATTGGTTGTACTTTAACTTTTTTTTCTTTCTGCAATATATATCCATTATTAATTTCAGACATTTCTGAAAGAGATTCGTTTATTTGTTTTTCTCCTTTTTTATAGAATGAAAAAATTAGTAAAATAGTAATTATAAAGATGAAGAAATATAAAAATAATAATCCAGAAAAGCTATTAAGAGACTTAATTATGCTAAATTTTATTTTTGGAATTTCATAAAGAATACTATAAAAAAGGCTTCTTAAACGCTGTTTTTCATTTTTTCGCTCTGAAGGGTGTACGGCAATCCAATGCAATAAGAAAGCTATAACAAGGTAGGCAATCAATCCATAAGCATACATTGCTAACTTTCCAAAATTCTCAAGTAAATCTACAGATATGTTTAAATACCCTAAAAACATAACTTCAGTATAGTTCATACCTAAAGATGAGATACTGATATTTAATGGCTCACATAAGCCCGAATAATAAGCAAATTGACATGCATATACTAATGCGGGTAAGTACACTAGAAAAAAAGATATACGTTTTAAAAACTGTTCCATTATTTTTCCATTAAATTATTATGATTTACGAATGTATTTGTAAATTTCTTGTCTTTAATAAAAGCTTTTCCCGATCTACCTCAGCATTTACAACATGCATTTTCTTATGGCAATTCGGGCAAAGCGCTACCGTATTTTCGACGGTATCAGGCCCGCCGTGCGCTAACCATTCGATATGGTGAGTTTCCAAGTAGGGTTCACCATTTTGGTCTTTAAATGGGGCAGGCTGTTCACATAGCTGACAAATGCCATTAGCTAAACGTTTTGCAAGCTGGGCAATCGCATCTGAACGAATAAAGTATTTTGTCTTTGTATTACGGTAGCTAACTTGCGTTTGTGCTGTAGCGTGAGCATCTGCCATCAATTGCTCAATCGATTTCTTCCTATACTTGCGCTGCTTTTTCTGACTAGTTCGTTCTATGGTCTCGACACTAATTGCTGTATTTGAATCAGACAATTTAACTGGGAATATCCAGACTAACCGATCTTGTTTATTGGCATCAGGTTGAACTTTTTGATATGGATCAGCTACGAGTGTAACTGGGCCTTGATAGATATATTCTTTATCGACAAATACTTCAAAAAGATGAACTGAAACGCCGTTAGTATGGCTTTCAGCTAGTGTTCTATTTTGACTTTTTAATTCCTGGTCACCGACTTGGCCCATTCCGGTGTAATGAAGCTCATCACCGATCCACCGATCTTCGTAGATGGACTCTACATGGTTTGAGACAATGATAAGAGTATTGGTCTTTTTAGATCGACGCATTCCGCCCTGAGGTGAGCAAAGGAAGTATTCGCATAATTCAGCATTATTTAAAATAGTACCTGGTTTTAATTGTCTAAAATCTTTCAACATGCTGCAGTCTTATTATCAAGTAAGTATTTCACGATGGGGATATCAGCAGCAGCCCAGTCGAGCTGTTCTAGTTCATCGATTGTGCACCATTGTACATCCTGGTGCTCACTTAAAGCCAATTCTTCAATAGTCTTAGTCACGCACATAAAAGTGGCCAGCTCGATATTAAAGTTGGGGTAGGCGTGCTCTACAGTTAATAGATACTCTGTTACTTCAATATCTAAATTGAGCTCTTCTTTAATTTCTCGAATGAGTGCTTGTTCGAGTGTTTCTTCAGCTTCAACTTTGCCACCGGGAAATTCATATTTATTGGATAAATAAGGGTACTTATGTTCACCTTTAAGGGCACATAAAATTTTATCTTGGTGTTGGATGACTGCGGCAACGACTTCTAGAGATTTCATAAGCACTTAAAATAGTTATCTAACTATTCTTCATCAAGAAATTAATGGCTATATTTTAGCTCTAATGGCGTCAATTTATAGTTGAGTCGATATTTAATTCTTAATGCCTTCGCTACCTTAATGGCATCTAAGACTTCCGTATCTGATCCAGGTTCTTTTACTCCTACGATTTGAGCTTCAACCATAGGTTGATAGGTATCATTTCTTACCCCAGAAGCAATTTGATAGTTTGAGGTCACAAGAGTACCTTGATTCATTTTGGGAATCTTAAAGTAGCGAAAATCATTTTGCATGACTAACTCAGCACCGCGTAGAACAACAAAATCTCTTGCTTGTTCTGGTGAGCTACCACGATCACCTTTATAGCTGACATAGAAAGAGTCTTTACTCGCTTGTCCTTCTCTGAAATGTGACATCACAGCACCAGGATTATAAGCTGGGGGAATTAAAACAGCGCAGCCTGATAAAGATAATAAAAGGACGGATAGGAAGATTTTATTCATCTATGGAGTTCTCTTTATTTGAGTTGATGAAGATTGTTGTTTTTATCTTCATGAATATTTCCTAATGAGTATATCTAAAGATAATAAATACGTGCATCAATGTTTTCGAATCTATAAGAAAACTTGACCCTGTACAGGGTAAATGCTATTTTTGCGTTATAGTGGTCGAAGTGTAAATAAAGATCACGTAAGATATTTAAAAGCTCATCGAAAGGTGGGCTTTTTTATGGACTCTATAAGCTTAAGAGTTTGTTTAGAAGTAAAGGAAAAACCAAAAGAATAAGATGCGGAGCAATAGATTTTTTATTAAAGTTATATAAAATTTATGTATTCCAATATTTTGTAATGAGCATAAGAATTTTATGATTAGAATATTACTAATTTTTTTAAGTTTATTGATTATTAGCCCAGCGTACAGTGCTGATGATTTTTTCGAAAAAAAACCTTCTATCTTAATTGCTAAAGATGAAGGGATTCAAAATAATAACAGTCGTGAGAAAGTTAATTTTTTTGAGTTATCAAATCAACAAAAAATAGATCGTACAAATCAAATTTTTAGAAGGGCAGAGCGAAGTAATGACATTCAATTACAAACGGCGAATATGACTGATTATGATAAATCACAATATTACAGAGAAAATAGGTATGCTAATAATAGGGGTTATTCACCATATATTGAATCTACACCTAATAGAAAAGTAATTTCAGAAGAAGAATATCAACAGGAACTTGAGCAAAAAAGAAAAGAGAGAAAAGTCGATCGAACCCTTTTGTACCTATTAGACAAGTAATCTCAATTGAAATTTATTGGCACCTAAAAACTAGCTTTTTACTTACAACAAGTGTCAGAAAACGCTTGAGTTCTGATTATTGTTAATGGCTTAAATATCAAATAAGATATAAATACTAAGCGTACCTAGCTTAGGATTTCAGGTTTTAGTGAGATTCACTAGTCCACTCTTATATAAGAGTGGTTTTTTTATGGATTTCATCATTGAATTTGTAGTTGCATATATATGAATATCCATATATGATTCATTTCAAATACTGCGCTGAAAGTTTTTGTTTTTGTGACCCGTTTCTTTTTGAAGCGGGTTTTTTAATGTTTATTCATTAACTTGCCAAAAGTATTACGGTGAAAGATGGCCCCGCTAAATATCGATTATTGGTGGGTCTCATCTTTTTTTAACTATTTTTAATCTTTGGCGATATACTTTCTCATTAAAATTACCTTCTTAGAATGTTGATAAATATGAAATTGCATTTAATAATAAGCTCTTTGCTATTGGGACTTATTTCATTTCAGGCATATCCAAAATCGAAATTAGAATTTTTAACAGAGGCCAATGTTCTATTTAATGCACGCGAAGAGGCTATCAATAGATTCCAAACACTAGGAATGCTTTCAGAAGAAAGACAACTTAACTTTAAAGAACAGTTAGAACTTACAAATTCAGTGTGTGATCTGGCTAATGCAAATGAGCAGATTAAAAAATTCTATAATGATAATTTTGAACAATCTCAAGAATTAGCAAAAGAGAAAACCACTCGTGAACAAATGAATCTGGAATTCGATAAAGAAAATCAGTCTTATCTTGATATTGCTAAGCAATTAACTGGTACTCCTTATGAGTGCGGTAAGCAAAATTACAAAAAATTGCTGTGATTTTTTTAACATTCAATAACCACCTTTGAGGTGGTTTTTTTATGGGTGAAATATGGACGATAAAGAATACTTTTGGCTTACAAGAAAAAAAGAACCTAAAACCAAGCCTAAAAGTAGACCATTGCCTAAGGCTAAAGAAAAATATCTGGAAGCTGAAGAAACGTTATTTCAAGAATTAGAAGAGCATCGAATTGGTTATCGAAGAAAATTCCAATTTGAATCAACCAAAAATTGGCGTTTCGATTTTTATATTGTGAAGTTGAATCTTCTTATCGAAATTGCTGGAAGTCCTTGGGCAGTAGGTCGCGGTGGCTCAAAGATAGCAAACGCATTATGTAAATATGATCTTGCTCTAGATCGAGGTTATGTATTTGAGCGTCTTGAACCACATCAAATTGAATCAGGTTATGCAATTAACTGGATTAAAAGCGAATTAGCGAGAATTGAAGATGGAACAGATCAGACCATTCCCACCAACTGATTTTATTGACCAGGCCGAAGAAGAGGAAGCAATTCGTTTAATACCGGCACCAGACCTAAAGAAATGGGTTGTGGCTAATTACTTAACGATTGGTAGGCCTCTTTATAATCCAGATCATGATCATATTGCTGAGTTACTTCATGATAATGAAGAGTTCTTGGCATTTGCTTGGGCCTCTTCTGCATATAAAAGCAAGCAGGCGATGGTGCTTGGCCAATGTGAAAAAGTAATGTTTAACGTCGGTGGGTGGCGTAAAGCTAGACAAGAGCAACAGATGCGTGACTGGTTCGGCTTTGTGCCAACTTACTTAATAACTGTCGATGCTTCTTTCTGTGAGCGTGCAAACGATACAGAGTTCTGTTACTTACTTGAACATGAGCTTTACCACATTGGAGTGATGAGAGACGAGGACGGTGAGATTATTTACAGTGATCATACTGGTCTGCCTAAGCACTATCTTGCTGGTCATGACGTTGAAGAGTTTATTGGCGTAACCAAACGGTGGGGGGCTAGTCAAAGCGTTAAACGTATTGTTGAAGCTGCAAAGAATCCGCTGTTTGTTTCAAATCTTGATATTTCAAAATGCTGCGGAAACTGTGCAATCAATTGAGCCAAATGGCTCTTTTTTTTGCCCATTTTGTTATACGTAGTTATACGATGAGGAAGTTATGGCGACACTAAAAGAGCCTGTGAAAATCTTTATAGTTCAGTCTCTTGCTTGTCGTGATACACCTCAAGAAGTGGCTGAACTCGTAAAACAAGAGTTTGGCGTTGATATAGATCGTGTTCAAGTTGCAACTTATGACCCTACAAAGGTTGCTGGTAAGAACTTAAGCAAAAAGTATGTCGAACTATTTGAAAAAACCAGAGATGAGTTTGATAAAGGCTTAATTGATATTCCTATTGCCAATAAGTACTACCGATTGAAGCAATACCAAAGACAACTTGAGAAGACTAGAAACGTCAAAACAGCCTTAAAAATTCTTGAGCAAGCCGCTAAAGACATTGGTGGTCAATTTACTAATCGCCAAGAAATTACAGGCAAAGACGGCGGACCAGTCCAAACGGTTAATTCTGAAATTCCAGTTCCAATGGAAGATTACTTAAAAGCGCGGAGGGAAGTCTTAGATGAGTACTGATGCGGCTCGGGATAAAGCCATCCGGATCGAGGCGCAAGAAGATTTATATTTCTTCACAAGGTACATGTTTAAGGAGCGCCGTGGTTATAAATGGATGCAAAATTGGCACCACTTAGAAATCTGCGAAGCTTTAATGAAAGTTTATCGCGGAGAGATAAAGCGGTTAATTATTAACGTTCCACCACGATATTCTAAAACTGAAATTGCTGTAATTAATTTTATGGCTTGGTGTTTTGGTAAGAATCCAGATTGTGAGTTTATTCATATCAGTTACTCGGCAATGCTTGCCGCAAATAATGCCTTCCAAATACGAACCCTTGTGCAAGAAGAGGCGTATAGAAAAGTCTTTCCCGAGCTTACATTGCGTGATGATAGTAAGGCTAAAGACTTCTGGAGAACTTCCCAAGGTGGTGTCTGCTATGCGACTGGTACAGGCGGTACGATTACCGGTTTTGGTGCAGGAAAACTTCGTAAAGGCTTTGGCGGCTGCATTATTATTGATGACCCGCACAAAGCACATGAAGCTTCATCAAAAACTATTCGAGAAGGGGTAATTGATTGGTTTCAGAACACACTCGAATCGCGTACTAACTCGCCAGATACGCCGATCATTGTGATTATGCAGCGACTTCATGAAGATGATTTGGCTGGATGGTTACTAGGAGATAGAAAAGACGGTGTTCCTGTAGCTGGTGGTAACGGCGAAGTGTGGGAACACCTTTGTCTTTCAGCAATACAAGAAGATGGATCCGCACTTTGGCCAGCAAAACATAATATTCAAAAGTTAAAGCAAATGGAGCAAGCCGCTCCATATGTATTTGCTGGTCAATACCGTCAAATGCCATCACCGCCAGCAGGCGGTTTTTTTAAGCCTGACAATATTGAAATTGTGGATGCTTTGCCTGCGGATGTAGTGAAGCAGGTGCGAGCGTGGGACTTTGGTGCAACTGAGAATGAAGGTGACTTTACAGCAGGTGTAAGGGAGGCTTTAGGCGCAGATGGCTATACATATATTGTTGATGTAACGAGAGGGCAGCTTGGTCCAGACAATGTTAATAAGCGGTTAAAGCAAACTACTGAGCTAGACGGTAAAAATGTCACTGTTCGTATACCTCAGGACCCTGGTCAAGCGGGTAAATCACAAGCTAGTGCCTTTGTGAAACTTCTAGCTGGTTATAGCGTGATTGCTAAGCCAGTCTCTGGTGACAAGCTCACAAGGGCACAACCATTTGCTGCTCAAGTTAATGTGGGAAATGTACGAATGCTTAAAGGTGATTGGAATAAGGCCTTTATTGAAGAGCTTCGAAATTTCCCTAACGGGACAAATGACGACCAGGTTGATGGTGGTTCTGATGCTTTTAATGAATTACATGAAGGCTTTGAAGTCTTCTTTGCTGATATGGGATTTGCTCGATGAGTGACGTAACTTTTAAACATCCTGAGTATGTTAAAAACTTGCCATACTGGCAAAAAATGGATGATGTTTGTGAAGGCGAAGATGCTGTTAAAGCTAAAGGCGAAAAGTACCTACCGAAACCTAATGCCCATGATAAAACACCAGCAAACAAGAGTGCTTACTTAGCATATTTGTTGCGTGCTGTGTTTTATGAAGTTACAGGTACAACTTCAAATAGCTTAGTTGGTGCAGCATTTGCCACAGATCCAAGCTTTAAGTTTCCACCTCAACTCGCTCATTTAGAACGTAATGCTAACGGCGCTGGCTTAAGTGCTTATCAATTAGCACAAACTGGTATTCGACACCTATTAAAGCATTATAGATGCGCCCTATATGTTGATTACCCGACAGTTACTCCAGCACGAAATCTTGCAGAGTTTAAACAGCAAAAAGCCTATCCGATGATTCATTTATTGAATGCGATTGATGTAATCAATTGGGATTCAATGATGATTGATAACCAGAAAAAGCTTTGCTTGGTGGTCATCCGTGAATTTACTTCAGAAAGAGGTGCTGATGGCTTTAGTAAATCTGAGGTGGAGCAGTACCGAGTACTTCGTTTAGAGCCTGATGGTGAAGGAAACTTCATCTATACAGTTCAGGTATACACTAAAGGCGACAAGGGTACATGGAAGGGCGAAGATAAGAAGTATCCAACTGATAATAATGGGGATTTCTGGTCTTATATTCCATTCACTTTTGTGGGAGCTATAGATAACTCCGAAGAGATTAAGAAGCCTCCATTGCTCCCATTAGCTAATCTTAATTTGGCTCATTACCGAGATAGTGCGGACTTTCAAGAGTCCGTTTTTTATATGGGCCAACCACAGTTTTATGCTAAGGGAGTCAATTGGGCTTGGTACGACGAGGCCAAAAAGCGTGGCATTTATATCGGTGCAAAAGTTCTATTACCTTTACCTGAAAACGGCGATTTGGGAATTGTACAAGCAGATCCAAACACTTTAGCTCGGGAAGCTATGAAGGATAAATGGGAACAGATGAAAGAAATGGGTGCTCGTTTAATTGAAAAGGGTTCGGCAGCTAAAAAGACAGCTACTGAATCAAACAGTGATGACGCCGTTCAGCATTCCGTTCTTTCACTTTGTGTTGTGAATATGAATGAAGCATTTTCGATGGCTTTAAGATGGGCTGCAAAGTTTGTAACGCCTAATGTTGATGTTCTGACTAAAGATGAACTGATGTTCGAAATCAGTCAGGAATTTAATAAACAAGGATATCTCGCTGAACTTGCACGTCAATTGTTTGAAGCAGCCTTACAAGGTCGTTCTTCATTTAAATCTTGGTGGGAATATAACCAGACTGGAATGTTCCCAAAACAAAAATATGAAGAAGAGCTGGTCAATGTCGAAGCCGAAAAAGACGGAACAGTAAATCTATAGGTAGGGTGATATGGCTAAAGATAATAAAAATCTTTTGGAGGTACTCACCCAACATCAGGCTTATCTATATCGTACTTCTTCGCAATCAGTAAATGAATTATTAGGTTTATTCAATGATGATACGAATGCAATGCTTTCAAAGCTTCGTGACCTATTGGATGAATTAAGTGATTCAGAAAAGATTGCTTTAGCCGGAGGGAAATACACAACTTCAAACCTCAGGGAAATAAGAGATTTAATTTCTCAATGGTTTGGTAGTGTTAATACAAGCTTACCTGAAGCATTCGCCATTTCAGCTACAGCGATGGCCGTATATGAAGCTAACTACATAGCAAAGTTATACGGCGCAAAGATTAGTAAGCCTGATGGTGAAAAACTGTTTTCAGCAGCAAAAAAAGTTCCCTTGGCTGGTGGTGCTTTAGTTGATGATCTTTTATCAAGAATTGCAGAAAGTGCTCGCCAGAAAGTTGAATACGCGATTCGTGATGGAATCAGCACAGGTAAAACAAACCAAGAAATTATTCAGCGTATTCGCGGTACCAAACGCCTTAATTTCGAAGATGGTCTTTTAAACAGCACTAAATCTGATATTGACCGGACTGTTCGAACTATACGAAGCCATGTGGCTAATCAAGCCTATCTAGATAGCTATAAGAAGATTGGATTTGAATATGTCAGATTTGTTAGTGTCTTGGATGGCAGAACCTCAAAGCTATGTGCGTCATTGGATGGAACAATATGGGAAATTAACGACCCATCTAAACGTGTACCGCCGTTACATCCACATTGCCGAAGCATTTTGGTACCAGTTGATAAAGATGGTCGCCTTGCTGGAGAGCGTCCGTTTGTCATGGACGAACGACCAGTGAAAGACATCCCCAAAGATGAGCGCAGTCAGTTAATAGGGCAATTGGATGCAAACACTACATTCAAAGAGTTCTTCAAAAAGACTGATGACTTTTTCCAAAAAGAGTGGCTTGGGCCAAAGAGGTACAAACTTTATAAAGAAGGGAAGTTTGATTTTGATAAATTTTATGATCCGGAGGGAAAATTATACACTTTAGAGGAGTTAAAAATTCTAGATGAAAAAATAACTAATATATGAATCTTGCCTTAAAAGTGATAATTATATATTTTATAATTTATTTAATTGTTTGGTGCTTTATATAATGAAAAATCTTGAAGAAATATCCAGAAATAATAAATTGCTCAGAGAAATAATTATTTCTGAATTTATTATTGTATCAATTATTTATCTAGTCGTAATATCGATGACGTACTATTTGGAAGGAGTGAAAGGTATTGATAAATTAATTAATTCTTCAAATGACCAGTTTGGTTTAACGCCTATAATTGCAACCGTAATTAATTTTGTAATTGGTTTAGTTTTTTTAATTCTTTATCGTTATTTTAACTTTGCATTTAAAAGAACCTTAATGGGGGTATCTGAGGCACTTCTAGATACATTCACAACATTATTTAGACTTTCTGGTGGTATTTTAATTGGTTTTGCAATTATCTATTTTTTAGAAGTTAGATATGAACACATATTAATCGTGTTTTTAATATATGGAATAATTTCCGTCTTTAATTCATCTTTTTTAGTATTTTTCAAAAGAAAGATGTATCAAAAGCCAGATAGGGAATTAAAAAGAATGCCCTATTAAATCTTATTTAAATTAAAGCCCTATTACATATAGGGCTTTTTTTATGCCTGCCGAAAGTGGATGCAGACGGCGAACCCGGGTGGATGCCCATTTTGAAAATATAGGTTGGATGACCAATGAAACTTAAAACAGTAACGATCGACGGAAAGGTATATGCGGAAGTAGAAGGTGATAAACCTATCTATATTCATGATGATGGTAAAGAGATGCCACATGATGCCGCTCACTCTGTAGCAACTATTGCACGTTTAAACAATGAAGCAAAAACGAACCGTGAAGCGAAAGAAGCGGCAGAAAAAGCCCTCAAAGCTTTTGAAGGAATCGATGATCCTGCAGCAGCTAAGAAAGCTATTCAGACGATGCAAAATCTTGATGATAAAAAGCTGGTGGATGCTGGTGAAGTTGAGAAAGTCAAAGCTGAAGCTATTAAAGCTGTTGAAGACAAATATGCTCCTATTGTTGAGCAACGTGATGCACTTGAAGCTTCTTTACATAAAGAGCTTATCGGCGGTGGTTTTGCTCGTTCTAAGTACATTCAAGACAACATTGCAGTTCCAGTTGATATGGTTCAGGCAACCTTCGGTAGTCACTTCAAAATCGAAGACGGCGAAGTAGTTGCTTACGACCAAAAAGGTGAAAAGATTTATTCCCGTGTCCGCCCTGGTGAACTTGCAAATGTTGATGAAGCTTTAGAGTCCTTGGTTGGTGGATACCAGCATAAAGACTTAATCCTTAAAGGTGGTAAAGGAAATGGCGGTGGTTTCCAAGGCGGGGGCAAAGGTGGAGCACCTGCAGGTATGAAGCGCAGCGAGATGTCAGTATCTCAAAGAGCCGATTACATCAAAGAACATGGCCAAGAATCCTTCCTCAAACTACCAAACTAATTATTAAACATTTGGAGATAAGTCGTTATGACTACAACAGTTAATTCAGACATGATTATCTATAACCAATTGGCTCAAACTGCTTATTTAGAGCGTTTGCAAGACAATTTGAATGTCTTTAACGAGGCATCAGCTGGAGCGATTCTTTATAAAAATGAAATCATTGAAGGCGATTTTAATAAAGAATCATTTTATCGTGTTGGTGGCAGCATTAAGCACCGTGATGTGAACTCAAACGCTAAAGTTAACCATGAAAAAATTGGCGCTGGAGAATCAGTAGGTGTGAAAATTCCGTTTAAATACGGTCCTTATGCATCTACTGAAGAAGCTTTTAAGCGCCGTGCTCGTACACCTGAAGAGTTTGCAATGATTCTTGGCTATGATCTGGCTGATGCTTTAGTGGCAGGGCGTTTACAGTACAGCTTGGCTTCATTAAAAGCTGCGATTACAAGCAATCCTGATATGGTCGCAAAAGGAAGTATTGCAGTAGACGGTCGAAAAGCATTAACACGTGGGATGCGTAAATTTGGTGACAAGTTTGGGCGTATCGGTTTGTGGGTAATGAACTCAGATACCTATTTCGATATCGTAGATGATGCAATCACCAAGCAGATTTATGGTGAATCTGAAATCGTTATTTATGGCGGTTTACCAGGTACTTTAGGTAAACCTGTACTTGTTACTGACGCCGTAGGCGATAACGATGCATTTGGCTTGCAGTATGGTGCTGTGACTGTAACTGAGTCACAAGTACCAGGCTTCCGAGCATACGACATCAATGATGAAGAAAACTTTGCTATTGGTATGCGTGCTGAAGGTACATTTAACCTAGACATTCTTGGTTATAGTTGGGACACAACAAAAGGTGAGAATCCAGATCTTACTTTACTCGGGTCAAGTGCTAACTGGAAGAAACATGCAACCAGCAACAAAATGACCGCTGGTACATTGCTTGATTTGTCAGGTGCAACTAGCGGTTAATTCTTAAAAATCTCATTTATCAGAGGGCTATTAAGCCCTCTTTTTTTTATCAATAAGAGAAAAGCATCATGAAATTAATATATACACGTATTGCTGCTGCAGCTGCGTTAGAAGTTGGAACTATTGCCAATCCTGATTATTACGAACATCCGAATCGAAGTGCTGAAGAAGTAATTATTTACGGTGATTACCCGAAAATCCAAAATGATTACGAAGCTCTGGATATTCCAGTTGAAGTTCGTAAGTTGGAAGAGCCACAAAAAACGACCTTGGCCACAGTAAATGTCGCGGTGGGAATTACTCCAGAGCTGCAAGAAGTCATTGATCAAGCAAAAGCTGACTGTGAAAAGGTTATTAAAGAAAACGGGCAACTTAAACAGAAAATCGAAATCTTGGAACAAGCTAGTGGTGATAGTTCAGAGTTAATTTCAGAAAACTCACGTTTAAAAGATGCTTTACTTCAAGCTGACAATGCTACTAAAGCGGCTGAAGGAAATGTAGTTAGTATCCAAGCAGAATTTGATGCTTTTAAAAATGATGTTGCTGCTATGCAAACGCGTATTGCTGAATTGGAAGCTGGAAAAGCGGCACAAAACCAAGCAACAGAAACGTCGACAAATGATTTTGAAAATTGGTCTAATGATCAATTAAAAGAATTTTTGGCAAGTAAAGACATTGGCTATAAGCCAACTGCTTCAAAAGCAGAATTACTTAAGTTGATCCCAAAGGAATAATGAAATGAGCTTTATTACTGTAGATGACGCAAATTCAATTTTGGGCAGCGATTTTGCACCAGGCAGTGATAAAGCTCGTCTGGTTCAACTTGCAAATGTTTGGATGAAAAAGCGAATTGGATTTGTGCCGGATTCTATAGATTCACTTCTTAAAGATGCTGCTTGTGAAATCATTAAAGGTATTCTTGCCAAAGTAATTTATAACGGCAAAGAACAGTTGCTTAAACGAAAGAAAATTAAAGCTGATTCAGTTGAATCTGAAAAAGAGTACCAGGAAGGTACTGAAGCGATTTCTAGCTTTGAACAGATAGCAATTGATTTTATTGATTCACTTGATTTGAAAGATCCAAATGCAAGTTTTAATGGCTTTGGCATACCTCTTTACAGGGCATGATATGGGCTTACGTGACGAAATTCAGGCAGACATTGCCGAAGCATTTAATGCTGATCTGGCGGACGCCGTTCATACCTTTACTTGTGAGCGGATCTCAAAAACTAACTGGGATCCTAAAACTGAAACTTCTATTGAAGTTAAGGAAAATTATACTGGCCGTGGCGTTCTGTTTGGCACATACAGTCAATATGAGATCCAAACACTTGGAGTTCTGGCCACAGATAAGAAGGCTACCGTGCTTCAAAATGAAGTGTCCATGACACCTAAAATTGATGATGAATGGCTAACAGCTTTAGGCTCATTTCGAGTTATCCATATTCAACAAGATCCAGCCAGCACAATCTGGAAATGTCAGCTTCGAAAAGTGTAGGAGCCAAAATGGTTAATCCTGATTATGTTCCTGAATGGTATATCTCGCCTTTCCAACATGTGCAGTACACGCTTGCTCGAAATCAACTACACATGGATTTGTTATTTGAAGATATGGATAAAGCCGATCAATTTTTGGATATGGGAGCGGATGCACAGGTTAGTACTTTTTCAGATGGTGCTTATGCAATTGTCCAAATCGGTGATACTACAGATAAAGATCAAATTCAAGTTTATGGATTGCTTTTACATGAAGCTGTTCATATCTGGCAAATAGTAAAACGGAGAATGGGTGAGCGTGAGCCTAGTGTGGAATTTGAAGCTTATTCAATTCAGGCAATCGCTCAAGACCTATTTGAAATGTTCGAAGCTAGTGAGGTAAATCATGGGATGGAAGGGGAAAAAGCCGACTAGTTTTAGTCTTGATGTGTCTAAAGCAGCAGAAGACCATGTAAAGAATATTGTCATGGATACCGTGCAATCCTTAGTTAATTTAAGTCCTGTTGATACTGGAACATACCGTGCTTCACATATTGTTTCGGTTGGATCCGCTGATTACGGTGTACGTGAACCTGAAACAAACCCTATTAACGATGCAGCGATTCAGGCAATGAAGATTAAGCTAGGCAATCTGGTTTATATCCAGAACAATAAAGCTTATGCACTCCGCTTAGAAAATGGTTGGTCTGATCAAGCGCCACAAGGTATTTATGGCCTCACTTTTAATTTTATTTCTCAAAAGTATGGTGGCTAAAATGGCAATGACTTTAGAGCAGACTAGGCAAGCTATTATTGAACGCATGCAAAGCTTTACGGGTATTGCTCAGGAACGGATTCAGTATCCAAATGCACCAGGCTTTACGGTGCCTAAAGAAGGTTTATGGTGCCGTTTAACGATTGCAGGTGGGCCGAGCTTTATTTCAGGCATTGCAGATAAGCCATGTACACGCCGTACCGGTAATATCATGATTCAATGCTTTGATCGACTTCATGTGGGAGAAAAAGCTTTAACGGTTCTTGGTGATGCTTTGCTGGCACATTTTGAATATTTCTCAATGGAACATTTAGAATGTTTGAATGGTCAATCCATCTATGCGGGTAAAGATGCTGATTTCATTCAATACAACGTATCAATAAGCTACCTCATTAACTAAAGCGCATAACAAACTAATTTTTTCACTACCACCTCATCGGTGGTTTTTTTATGTCTATAGGAATCACTTATGAGCAATTTTGTTTTTAAGCGTGGTGACACATTCAACTTAAATCTGCAGCTAGTTGATATGGATGATGCGCTGCAATATCCAGCCAATGATGTACGTCGAGCGATCGATTTAACGGGGTATACCTTTACTTCGCAAGTTAAAGCTTTGGCTGATGGTGCTGCTGTGGCCACCTTGACTTGCGCAGCACTAAACCAGAGCACACAGAAGGGATGGCTTAACGTTAAATCAGGTGCAAGCACAGCCGCATGGCCTTTAGGTTTATGCCAAATGGATATCAAGGCTGTAGTGAGTGGCAATACTCAGCATACTGAAACTTTGATTTTCCAAGTGATTGACGGGGTAACAGCATAATGGCAAATCTCGTATTTAAATTTAACTGGGACCATCGACCGTTCCAGTTAAACTCAGCCCAAGGTAAGCAGCAATTCATGCTTCCTTTTGCTTCGGGTATTCCAAATATTAATCCAGATTTTTCGCAAGTTCAGGGAACAGCGGGAGTGAGTCAAGGTGGCACAGGGGCAACGGATGCCCTAAATGCCCGTAAAAATTTGGGAGCCGCAGCAAATGGAGTTAATAGTGATATTACAGAAATTAAAGGACTAACTACTGCTTTAAGTGTAGGACAGGGAGGAACTGGCGGCAAAACGGCTTCTGAAGCTCGTACTAATTTAGGATTGGGTACGGCCGCTACAGGGAATTTAACCACAGCGAGAGATGACAATACAGCAGGAAGATTGATTAAGGTTGCTGATTTTGGACTGGGTGGGATTGCTGTGCCAGTAGAAGATACTGTAAGTGCTAGTACTGGTGGTTTTTATATACTACCGAGTACAGGAGAAAAGCCCACAGGTATGAAAGAACCAGATCGTGCTTTTATATCCATCCCACGTGATAATAAGGGTTATCATACAACTTTACACCTTCCTTATCATGGCGCTGGTAACTCTGTAATTAGGACGCATCATCCGATTTTAGGTATTACCGACTATCTGATAAGAACATCTGGAAACACTACAGTTGATGGAAATGGATTCTTAAAATCAGCCTCACCAGTAGTGAAGTTATTTAACGACCATATCGAACTTAATAGTGATGCTGAAAAGCAGCCAATAGAATTTAAGAAAGTCGGTGTTGGCGATTATTTAATTAAAGGTTCTTTAGGGTTTGCCCAGGAAGGCTGGTACATCGAGATTCCTAAAGATGCCAATGGCAATACAGTCGTGGCAGTACTCTATGAAACATTAGAGAACGGTGATCTTTCAATTAAAACCTACAAGCGAAAATTTGACTTTGATATTGCTGCAGTCGTGGCTGACCTGGACAATCCGCTTGATATTCCTGCTGGCCGCTGGATTGATGTCCGTTTACAAGAATTACTAATACAAGAGGTAGATGAAGAAGATTTTCTCGATCCTGATACATTAGCACCGCCACCAGATTTTCAACCTACAAATCTATCTCAGGCAATCGCTGCAGCATTAGAAGGTGTTGAGCCGCCAGAGGTCAATGAAGAACAGACAAACGAATCACTTTAATAGCCCGCTCATGAAGCGGGTTTTTTTATGCCTAAATTTTGGAGAACTATAAATGAGTTCAGGCGCGAAAATTCGATTATATGCTTGTGAAGAAGCAGTACTGGGAACTACTCCAGCAAATCCGATCTGGTACACCGTACGCCGTGTGAGTGATGGTTTATCAGAAAACGTTTCAACGGAAGAAAGCAGCGAAGTGGTTGACTCACGCTTCCGGCAAGGTGGTGTGGTTACTGAAGCTGAAGTAGCTGGTCAGTTAGAGTTTGAATTGTCACTTGGTACCTTTGATTTATTCTTAAGTGCTTTAGCTTTTAATAACTGGGCAGCAAACAGCTTAACCATTGGTGGTACCGTACGTAAATCTTTAACACTGGTCAAAGTATTTGAAGATATCGGTCAGGTATTTATTTACCGTGGTGTACAGGTGAATACTGGTGAAATCACCATTCAAACAACTGGGAAAATCACTGGTAATTTTGGACTGGTAGGTAGCTCATTTACACGTCAGCAAGTCAATCCTGTCACTAATCCTATAGCTGCAACAACCCGTCCACTGGTCAGCATGCCAAACGTGGAAAACTTACTGGTAAATGGACAGACGATTCAAGGTAAAGCGTGCATGCAATCGCTTACGCTTTCAATTAATAACAACCTTGAAGCAATCCGTTGTATCGGCTCAGGCAAATACACACCAGAGTTCTACATTGAAAAGATGATGGATATCGAAGCAAATGCTTCCTTCATGTTCTCGGCAACTGCGGCAGGGTGGATTGATGCCATTAAAACCCGAGATGTGTTTACTCTGACCTTTGATATTAAAGACAGCAAAGGCAGTAAATACTCGTTTAATTTCCCTCAATTAGAAGTGATGGAAGCTAATCACCTGGATGGTGGTGGTGATGACATCATTACTGTAGACATCAACTTTGCTCAAGTTCGTACAGCTCCAACGATTGTACGTGCTCTTGTGTAATCAGCTTAATCAGTAACAAAGCCTATGGAATCCCATGGGCTTTTTTATTTCAAAAATTTCAGAGGTTGCTATGGCTTTAAAAGTCGGAATTATTAAAAGCTCGGATGTTGCTAAGTGGTGCACATTTGAAACTGAAGGTGGGCAGGCTGAGTTTAAGATCCGGGGAATTGGTTATAAGCCCTTTCAAGTTGCACTAGAGAAGGCAGGTAACCAAATCACATCCAAAGGCTATGATGTGATGGTAAAAGATGAAAATGCCAAGCTATATCATGAACTATTATTAGATGCATGTGCTGCTCACCTGATCGAAGATTGGAAGGGGATAGTTTTTTCAGAAGTTGTAGATGGTCAGCCAGTTGAATCGGAAAAACCATATACCCCTGAGAATGCTTCAAAGCTTCTCAATCAGGGGGACATTGGTATTTCAATCTGGTTATTCATCAAAGAGCAGGCACAGAAGATTCAGGAAGAAGCCGACAAGGACAAGGCTTTAATTCTGGGAAAGTCATCGAGCTCTACAAATACCAAAAAGCGTATGCGTCGAAAACGCCGCACGAAATCGAACAAATCAAATTCTTAG